CAACTTCTCTTTCAACCAATCAGGCATCGGAACCCCTTTGTTCCAAGGAGTTTTACCCTTGTGAAGTTCTGATATCTTTTGTCTAAATTCGTCAGTCACTTCCTTTCCCGTACCGTCACCGCCTGGAGTTGAATTATACCCACACTTATAGGAATTGAATCTACTTATGCAAGCCTTTTCAAACAAAGGAAGTCTTTCGATTGGAATACCACTCAATAAGCAATCAACGTGAAAATTCTGCGAACCATATTTTCTGATTGCCTTATGAAACTGAAAATTATCCTTCTCCGCTTCCGCAGCATAAATATGTTCATGAAATCTTCTATGAACCTTACGAACAGTTATACCAACGTAAACTTTATCGTTGATATCGTTATACACAATATACAAACTACCTGTCTTCATTTATACAACTACCATACGAATTTCATCATATACTAATTTCAATTTCTTCACAGAATCCGCAATCTCTTTTTGATATTGCAAAATCCTTGCCCCATATCCTGCGTTGGTTGCTGATGATGTTGAACTGATTGATTGACTCAACCCGTCAACACCTATCGACTGGGCAGCGATACCCGCACCCAATATCAAGTCACCAGCAATTCCAAGTGGTCCGAACGTAGCCAATTTCCCCGTCAGATTGATTAAGTCCATAGGCATATGGTCGAGGTCAAAGCCTGTAATATACTGGAAGTCCCAATAATCCGGAATCATCCTGAAGTGCTGGCTTCCCAATTGGGTTGTCAGACCACTCAAGATGACCTCAGCATTGGCAGTAGCAACAGCCGAACCCGTGGGAACGATTGAAACTCTTCGCTTATATAGACCATAACTGTTCTGGTGAGTTGTCAGCCATTGTGTCGGATAGGAAATTTGCTCAAGATTGTTGAACCGTCCCGTCAACGATATCGGTTTGTTGACGGGATAGTTCGTGAACAGAATAGGGAAACTCTGCCAATAGTCGGCTCGGTAAAATGTCAACTTCTCTTGGTCAATGAACTGGCGCATCAGTTTCAGGTTGAAGAAGTTCTCAACCTCTCTTTGAGCAGCCTGTATATAGAACCGCATACTTTCACTGCTGAAAGAAGTCCCGTCGCCTCCCTGTATGGTTATCCCGTACAGGTACAAAGAAAAAATCTCCGTGGGATTAAATATCATCCCCGTGTTCTTTCTATACTTCATTGTCAAAACAAGTTGTCCCATCTCGCATTACTCTTTAGAAGCGTTTACCAAAAATTCGATGATTTCGGCTTTGGTCTTCTCAGCGATAGCGGTCATGTCAATACCACCCTCCTGACCAAAAGCAATCAGTTCATCTTTCTTCATTGCACCCAGTTCCTTGCGGAGAGCAGCCTCTTCCTCTTCCGGAGTAGGGTTTCCCTCACCACCTTCGCCACCTGTTACTTCGGGGTCAGCGTCTCCCTGAGTTTCCTCGCCTGTACCCTCTGCTGGGTTCTCTACGATAGTTTCAGGTGCAGGGGGTGTAACTGTCTCGGCTGGGGGAACGGTTCCCGCAACGAGTTGAATACGAGCCTCGTGTTCACGATTGTATTCGTTCTTCCAGTTTTCAACCTCTTGCTCGAGTTCCTCAATCTTCTTTTTATTCGCTGTATTGACATTTGTCAGGCGAGCAATCTCTTTCTTGTACCACTCTTCACGGTCTTTGAAGTCTGACTTCATCTGAACCTCTTTCGGGGTTTCGAAAACAGGCTGTTTGCCGTGTTCGTACAGGTCAGGGATTCCCAACTTGAGAACTTCCTTACCAAAGTCGTCTTCGACCTCAGCGACACAATTTACAAAATTCACGTTCTTACCATTGTAATTGATGGTTTTGTTTCCCGCTTTTCTGTTAAACAGTTTCATAATTCTTTGAATTTATTTATGATTATAAAATTAATGGGGATGGGACATACACCCCATCCCCATCATTATAACGTAATTGTCCTCGTTATTAGGTAGTCGGCAGACCAATCTTACCGATGTTGATAATACGGGCAATCTTTCCAGGCATATACTCTACCGGAGTTCCGTAGTTCAATACAGAGAATGAACGTCTCGGACCAACAATAGCGTAATCCAGTTTCATGGTTCCACCCAGTTCCAGATACTCAATCATTTCACTTCCGTTGAAGTAAACGAGAGCAGACTTGGTTCCGGCAATCCAACGGTTGCGGTCGTGAACCTCTCCCGGATTAGCACCGTCCCAACCAGCAGCAAGTTCAGTCTTGCTAACTTCGAAGATAGGATAGAAATCAGCAGTGCCTTTATCGACCGGATTGGCTTCGGTACGATAGATGACATAACAGGTTTCAGGATAAGCCGAAGAGTTCGCACCAGCAAACTTCAGAGTCACGGACTGAGTTGCGCCAACAGCCTGTTCAGTGTCGTTCAACAGAACGGGTTCAGACTCTCCGTAACGGTTCTTCGCTGTAACAGCATAGAAGTAGTTACCAGCGTGAACAGAACCAAACATTCCCTTCGCGTCAACGGCAACAGCAACCGGAGTCGTAACATCCTTAATAGGAGCGTTCGGAGCCTTGTCAGAAGTCTTACCACGACCCAACTTAATCGGCTGGTTGAAGTCGAAGTATTTGTCCGCTTTGATGTTCACCTTACCAAACTGAGTGGTGATGTCGTTTACCGACTGACCCATAGTTGCGCCCACAACGCCACCAGCCATACCAACGATAACACGTTTAGACTCGTGGAAGAGTTTCACGTAGTTGTTGAATACGACAGGGGAAGAAACGATACGGTCGATGATACCGTTTCGGTCGTTTACAACTGCCTGAGCAGCGTCCTCAACCAAAGCGTCATTCAGAACAGAACCGTTTGCGTTCAATACGGCAGGGTCTCCGAAGTAAGCGTCAAGCACCTGTTCAGAAGTTTTACCCAGCAAGCCACCTGTGATATCGTTGATACCAGCGATGTGCTGTGCAAATACACCGTCGAACTCTTCAGGAACTTTTGCCGAGTCAGCGTCAATCACTTTCTTGTCAAGGATAGTCTGAAGCAAGATGGTCTTGTTTTCAACTTCCTTGGTGTACAGTGAACCAACGACAGTCTTGACAATCATACCCGGATGAGTAACCTGTCCAGTCACACCTGTGAACTTGACAACGATTGACTTCCGACGATATACAGAGTCGGTCTCAGTAGGAGTTTCGCCTTCCTGATTGAAGATGCCCACTTCCTGACCATACTTGTACAACTGATTGTACTGATGAACAGTATTGTCAATCTTCTGACGGTTCAACTCATTCCAGAACACCAACTGGTCCAAACGGTTTTCAAGGTTCTTCAGCACAGAATCCAAGGATTCAGGTTTCAGACCTCCACCGTTATTCAATTGGTCGTTGTACTGCATACCAGTCAACAGACCTGCTTCCATCGCCTTCAAGATTTCATCCGAAGACATACTTTCCAACGGATTTGTAGCCTCCGTTCCATTGTAATTGAATAAATCCATTTTCGTATATTATTTAAAGTTTCGTACGAAATTATTTCACGAGGCGAACGTTCTTCTTGTTATACATATACAAGGCTGCGTCTTTACCTATGTCCCCACCAATCGGGTCAAGCAAATAGGCAGTTGTATTGTCGCGCAAAGACTTCTGTATTTCGGGGTCGGCTTCCTCGTCAATCGATTTAGCAATCAACTCACGAACAACCGCACGGTCTCTCGAAATGCTCAGAACTGTTTTGTTGTCCTCATCCTTAGCACCGCCACCCTGTTCAATGCTTTTCTCGATGATAGCCTTGCTCAGACCAGCACTCTTGAATTCAGGAGCCGAATTTCCGAAAGCAATAATCGCCTGTCGCATACCGTCCAAAGATTTTTCAATCTTGTCAGTAATCGGCTCAAGAGCCTTTTCTACGATAGCCGGAATAGACTTCAGCAGGTCATCCTGAGACTGATTAAACTTGCCAAACAGGCTGTCCTCAATACTCTTGATGATGTCCGCAGAAAGTGACTTCGCAATGTCGTCCTTTTTCTTGTCGCCATCGCCACAGCCATTACCCTTTTCGAGGTCGGGGTCGTCATCGCCCTCTTCCTTTTTCTTGTCAGGGTCTTTCTTGTCCTTGTCTTTGTCTTTTTCCTTCTTCTTCTCGTGATTTCCATCACCGTCGCCTTCGCCATGGTCATCCGGACCACTTTGAACCGACTTTTCCAATTTGATTGAGCCGGATTCAATCCAACCAGCAATCACCTCTTCTGTAAACCCACTGCCAAGCAATGATTTTACGAGGTCGTCATTTTTTTGTTCATCAGTTAATTGTACCATACTACTTTAATTTTTCGGATTAAAAATATTACAAAATTTCTTTTCCCTAAAATGAGTCATCAAATGCCCTCTTGGATAATACGGAATTTTGAATCGATGACAATCCTCTTATTCCCTATCACCTGTTCGAACATGACATCACGCTTGAGTTGGCTCTTGAGTAAATCACCAGTAGGAATGAAATCCTGAGATTGAATACCTTTCACGAAATCGATATACGAATTGAAGTTTACAGGAGTAAACGTCAGCGCAATATTATTGATAATTGCCTTCGTGATATGTTTTTCGTTCTTCGGGTCTCGCTCCAAGGCTTTTCCCTCAATAGACATTCCAGGCTTTCTGGTTGAACCGCTTTCGCGCATTTCAATACACTTGTCCCAAAAGGCTCTCGCCTCGGGAGACTCGCTCCATAACTTTCCTTTCACCCAAAATTTGTTATCGACTATTTTCCCGTCAAGCGGTTCACCAATCCAAAACCTACTTTTCAATTCTTTTGCTCGAACTGTTAGGTGGTCAAGATTGAACAAACCATGCTTGAGAAAATAGTCTATAACGAACCCATTGGGCTCCATTGAGTCACCCTGATAATCTTTGCTGTCGTCACTCGCGATACCCTCAAATATCATATTCTCGTAGCGACGGTCATCACCACGAGGATACTCGGCAGCGTTAGACTTCATGAAGTCTATCGGCAACCAGAAGTTAAAATCATTTGGGGTCTGCTTCTTCATACTTCCACTTTATAAATTTGTGACAAAGTTACAAATCATTTTAGAAAGTTACAAATATCGGGTCTCCAACATAATCGGTTCCACGCTCGTTCGCTGCCATAAATTCTTCTTGAGGAGTCCGGACTTTCATGGGTCCAGTCATCAATGAATATTTCATTTCCTCGAGAATACGCATCATGTCGTTGTCGTCCCCTGTAAACACTATCTCAACCTCTGTTAAGCGGTTGGTCGACGGGTCTTCACGGTAACGAGTGTCATGAATAATTAGAGGCTTCACAAATTTGAGATGACCGTTTGTCCCAACTGTTACTTCCTCCGCTCCGCTAATACCTTTCATGATGGTTTCGACACACTTCATCGGGTCTCGTACAGGTACAGAAACTTTTCGTTTGTCCCCATCCATAGATTCCGGTTCAAGCGGTTTCACGGCTTCGATGTCCAAAGCCTTCTTCAGGATTGATGTGAATCCCGGAACGAATGCTTCGGGAGTGATACGTCCTTCTGATAAGGCTTTCATCAGCGGTTTGGCTTCCTCTATCTGATGTGGCTTCATCAGCATGTCAAGAACTATCTCTCCTTGGTCGAAGATAAACGGCTTCAAAGGAATCTGTCCCAAGTCAATGAATTCAGCGAAACAATGTTCCGACGCATCAACTGTTACAGGCTGCAAGCAGTCCACCCAAACTTGGAAATACTTGATATGCGCATCCTCTGTTTTGTGCTCTCCGAGGTACACAATTCCCCTCCCCTCAATTGGGTCAAGATTTGTCTCCTCTTTAAGTTCCCGAAGCGCAGCCGTCTCAAAGTCCTCTCCTGGGTCAACATGACCTCCAGGGATACATACCTTACCAGTAGGAACAAAGTTCTCAACACGATGTAAAACGAGGACTCTACCATCCTTGTCAAAAGCAACCACGTCAGCGTACTTTGTCGGCTCGCCTGTAATTGACTTCACGATGTCGAAATACACCTGTTTAGACAGTTTACCGCCACGATAAGCCTCTTCAGCCTGTTCAAGAGCATCAATACCTTTACAGATGTCACCAACGTCGGGGTCGTTACGGTATGCCTCAAGCGATTTCAATATCTTGTTTCTTTCATTCACGGCTGACGAAACTTCCTTCTGGTGCTCTTTTAGGAATCCTCTGTACTTTTCAAATACTTCGGATTTCTTCTCCTCAGGTAAACCATCCACACCGTCAATGACAGACTTCTGAATTGAAAACTTGTCGGACAATTCCTGACCCAAAGTTTCAAGGTTCGCCAACTGACCTTTCAACTTCCGATAGTCCTCAACCTTTTCTTGGGTTGACTGAATTCCTAAAAATTTCTTCAAGTTCATAATTATCATCTTTTAGACTGTATATTCTTTATTTCCAATTGTTATCTTCGCTCGACTCTTCCGTTCAACCTTTCTCTCATAATTCTTAGGAGGCTCGAACTGATGTGTGTCAGGGTTCCATACATATCCCTTCGGAACATAACGCAAGTCGCACCGACAGAACGGGTGAACAGGGTGTATCGTCGCTTTCCAATCTTTCGACTTCACACCATAGTTCGTACCGTTTGCCATGAGTTCCGAAAGCCTGAACACCCGTGGCTGGCTCCCGATACCCCCTGTTAGGTATAGTCGTATGCAATGGCGACAGGCTCCAGGGAAGACATCAAAGTAAACCAACGGGTCGGGGTCTTCTTCCATCATGATTTCGGCTCTTCCGAGATTGTATATATCTTGACTTTCCGTCTCAACGATACGTCCCCAATCCCGCTGCCAGTCATTCATTTGGTTAGCGAGGTTTGAAGTAATCTTCTTGACGGAACGCTTCTCGAACGTGCCTTCGAGCATCTCCTTCCGCAAAGTCGCATCAGCCTTTGCCTGCTCTTGAGCCTGTAAGTAACTGAGTTCCTCTGCGGAAATTGATGCTCGGACATCGTTCTTGATGCGGTCGGCAAATCCTTTGATATGAGTATAAGTTTTGTTAGCGGCAACCTTGTAGAACGCCATTTCCCTCGCTGTGGGCTCAAATAA